GTTTATATGACAGTTAATCCAATCTGCGATTATTGTATCCATTCCCATAAGAATAACCCGGATATCGTGAAGGGTTGCGAGGCGTTTCCCGATGGAATACCGCAAGATATTTTAGATTGGTTCGTTAGTCATAATGTTCCTTATCCTGGTGATCGAGGGATCAGGTTCGAGCCGATCAAGGGGTTCGATCCTGAAACGGGAAAAGTCAATGGATAAAAGGATTGACACACGTGCTATAATAATATTTGATCTGGATGATCTAAATAAGGAGGGCTAGATGCCTGATGATATTGCAAAGTCTGTTGGTGTAAGTGGGGATCAAGCGGGCGAACCGTCTGTCCCTGTAACGTTTGATAAATGGCTTGAAACGGCAGACCCGGAAGTCAAAAGGATGTATGAAGAGCATACGTCTGGTTTGCTGAATACGGTCAAGGCAACCCGGTCGGAGCGTGATGCTTTACGGGATCAAGTCAAGGAATTGTTAGGGAAGGCGGAAAAGGGATCAGCGTTGGAAAGTCAACTGACTGAAACCTTGCGTAAGTTGGATCAGGCGGAGCAACGTGCCGCATTTTTAGAGGATGCGTCCCGTCCTGCGATCCAATGCAAAAATCCGAAGGCTGCCCTTGCAATTGCAGTATCGGAAGGGTTGTTCTTGAAATCAGGCGCGCCCGATTGGGAGTCAATCCGCAAGAGTGCGCCAGAATTGTTCGGGATCTCTACCCCACCTGGAAAAGCGGGATCAGGGACGGGATCAGATGTCCCGGTTAAATCTGATATGAATGGATCGATCCGCCGTTTGGCGGGTAGGAGTTAAATCATGCCTTTTAATTCGCAAATTTCACGAACGGAAGCATCACCCCTCATCCCTGAGGATGTGGCTGCCGAGATTATCAGCGCGTTACCGGTGCTAAATCCTGTAATGCAGTTGGCAAAGCGGTTGCCCGATATGCCGTCATATCAACGGCGGATGCCTGTAATGTCTGCGCTTGCGAGTGCGTATTTTGTGTCAGGTGATACCGGGTTGAAACAGACCTCGGAAGTCAACTGGGAAAATAAGTATCTCACCGCAGAGGAGTTGGCGGTCATTGTCCCGATCCCGGAGGCGGTCCTGGATGACGCGTCCTATGATATATGGGGCAATATCAAGCCTGAGATCGAACGGGCTTTCAGCGTTGCGATCAGCGCGGCACTCATTCACGGAACGAATATCCCGGCGTCATGGACTACGGATTTAGGCGCGGCTGGATTGGTTGCGGGTTCGACCGCTGCTGCCAATACGGTTTCGGCTGCGGCTTACACCGATCTGTATGAAGCCATTTTGGGTGAAACGGGCGCGGGCGTTGCGGGTCAATTCATGACGCTCGAGGCGGATGGTTATATGGTAACGGGATCAATCGCCCATTTATCCATGCGCGGTAAGTTGCGGAATGTACGGGATGTCAACGGGATGCCGATCTTCAAAGCATCTATGCAAGACGCGTCCCGGTATGAATTGGACGGCGCACCGATCTATTTCCCGACCGATGGTTCGATCAATTCAGCAACCGCATTGATGATCGCGGGTCAATGGGATCAGTTGGTTTATTCCATTCGTCAGGATATCACGTATAAAGTCCTGACCGAAGCAGTCATCACGGATCAGGCGGGGCAGATTGTCTATAATCTCGCTCAGCAGGACATGGTAGCGTTGCGGGCGGTTATTCGGTTGGGGTTTGCCCTGCCGAACCCGATCAACCGCGCTCAGCCAGTTGAGGCAAGCCGGTTCCCATTTGCGGTTCTGACCGCATAGGAGGTTTATGATGGGATTGTTCCCTAAGCAAGCAAGTGAGATGGTTTCGTTGATGGGGATCCCCGTTGGACCTAACTCGCAGGTTTTCATTGTTGATCCGCAAGTGTCAGCAAGTGGAACGGGTCTATCGTTTAAGTCGCCATTGAAAACGATCCCGGAGGCGTATGCAAAATGCACCGCCAATCAAAATGATGTTATTGTCCTGGTAGGTGGTCCTACTGGAAACGCGTTGACGGTTGCGCTCGATTGGTCAAAAGGATACACTCATCTCGTGGGTGTATCAGGCGATCTGCCGGGCGTTGGTCAACGTTGCCGGGTAACCGGAGGCACAGATGCCGATCTGTCCTACCTGATCGACTTTCAGGGTCAAGGATGTATCGTAAAAAATGTGCAGTTTTTTAACGAAGTTGATGCCGCCGCCGATAGCGGGGCGGTCATTGTGTCAGGCGGTCGTAACTACTTCGAAAATGTGTTTTTTGCGGGGATGGGTCATACCACCGCAGGCGCACGGGCGGGTAGTTATTCCCTGAGTGTAACGGGTGCAGAAAACGTTTTCGTTAGATGTTCAATCGGTACGCAAACGATCATTCGAGCGGCTGCAAATGCTGAGTTGATCATCTCTGGTACTGCATGTTACCGGAATAAGTTTATCGGTTGCGAGTTCCTTTCCTGGTCTGTAACGGCGGGCAAATTGTTGGTCAAGTTCGCCGCTGGATCTGTCCCGTGGACTACCCAATTTGAGGATTGTGCTTTTATCAATCTGGACATGACAGCCGATGGAAAGGATGGAGCATCGGTGGATAATGCGATTGGTGATAGTTCAACCGCAAAACACCTGATCGTTTTGCGCGGGTCGGTGATATTTGTTGGATGCACGGGCGTTGCCGATACCGTTACAAATGTGTTCTCTGCTCAGCCAGTCCCGGCTGCGGGGTTTGGTTTGGGTGTCAATCCTACGACCTAAATAATGCGCCCGGCGTAAGCCGGGCGGGAGGTTTCTCATGGCAATTTCTTTTAAGAGTGGATGTCTGGTAATCCCGCTTGCTGGCAATGCGCTTTTTGCGGGCGGTGAAGTCTGCGCGGTCGCTAACCCGGAAGGCGTCCCGTTGATTATCACGGATGTTAAGGTTTATATTGCAACGCCGTCAACCGGCGGGGCAAATCTGTCTGTTGGGGTTGCGGCTAACGGAACTACCAGCGACACCGATCTGATCAATGCGCTCGCGGTCAACGGAGCGATCACGGGCAAGGCGTATCACGGAATGACCGCGCTCGCCGCGAAGGATGAGGCAAAGGTTTGGGGCGCGACCGAGTACATCACCGGAACCGGATCGGCTGATACAAGCGGTCTGGTTGGTTCGTTATTCATCTCGTATATTCGGGCGGCATAATGACGGTAACGGCGGCACAGATCGCACAGGTTAGGCGGATGGTTGATGAACCTACCACAACCGTTTATTCTGATCTGCTCATTCAGGGATTTATCGAAAAGTATCCAATCCCGGACGAGCGCGGTACTGATCCATATTATTATGTCTATGTGGGGGGTGTCCCTACAAAAACTGCAAATGTGGATTGGATCGAAACCTATGATCTAAACGCTGCCTCCGCTGATATATGGGATGAAAAGGCGGGCGCGGTTGCGAGCCGATTTGATTTCGGGGCTGACGGCGGAAATTACACACGATCGCAAGAGTATCTTCAGGCGGTCGATATGGCAAAGCGGTATCGAGGCAGATCCCATATTCGAAATGTGCGCTTAGTCAGTTCACCGAACGAAAAGAATTTAGGTTATATCGGCAATCTCCCTGAGCCTGATTAGGGGATCATAATCGAATAACCGCCCGGGTGTTATCCCCCTGTTGGGGCGTGATGCGCCCGGGCGGTGTTGTTTATGGAGATGTTATGGACTTTACGGCGGATGAATTATCAGAAATGAGATCAGCGCAAACCGATCACATGATGGATACCTGCGTTATCCAATCGGCAACTGAAACGGTTGACGGGTTCGGAGAGTATGTCAGAACTTACGCGGATGGATCAGCGATTGACTGCGGGTTGGATATGCGATCTGGATCAGAACGGGACGGCGCGGATAATATCATCCTGGAATGGGATGCCACATTGAGATTAGCGATCACGGTATCAGTAACGGAAAAGGATCGGATCAAGGTTACCAAACGCTTCGGGGAAACGTTAGGATCTGCGCTGGTTTATGAGGTGGTTAGCCCGATCCAACGCGGTCCAAGTGGGATCAGGGTATTGCTCAGGAGATTGCAGGTATGAGCAAGACGGAGTTCAG